AGAACAATTTTTACCCTTGGGATAGGACATGATGAACGATCCGGTGACCTGAATGCTCTCCAATCTCGCACCATGCAAGGTATTCTTGAAACTCGCGTTCAGGTTTGGATAGTGGGAACTTTGGATAGCATCCCTTCAACCATTGAAAGGCTTCAGCTTGAACATGTGCATTATGTTGCTTAAGGAATCCAATGACTTGGTCCAGCTTGGCACGACGCTGTGTATCGTTAAGCGCCTTGAAATTGGTCTGAAATGTCTCCATACTTCATCTATCGGTCTAGCTTAAAACGAATTGGCTAGAAAGTGTAATGGAGACCCCCAGGCCCATTCTGGATGTCGAGAATCTCGAACCATATAACTGGCCAAAGCGAGATTGGTCAGAACTTTTAACCGACCGGGACGATCTTTATTGGATTACAAATGCGTATCGAACTATTCAAAAGCGCCTAATGACTAGTCATTCCTACATTTCTCGTGATGATGATCCCAAGGACCCGGATCCATATGCAAGGTATTACGTATTCTACTGTTTGAATAGATAATGTATACTATCGTTTCAGCTGTCATGAGAAGACACACAACCTCGGATGAAATTTATGCCGAGTTTATGCAGAAGAGATCAGATCTTACCAAAAAGGGTTGGAAGCCTTATGGAGACGTGATCTACTATGTGAATGCCGTTGGTCAAGCAATGACCTTTGGCACTCCGGATATGTCTGATCTTCCACGAATGAGTTCTCTTGGTTCAACAACTCCACGAGTTCTAGAGTTCTGTTATGGAAGTGAAGGTACATTTGGAAAGTATGTCAACATTCTTGGTCAGGACTAAAATGGATTACACGTATACAGTTGTATAATCAGTATACAATATGGCTAAGCTTATCTGCAAGGGTGATGATCTCGGGTTTACGATTCTACCCCACGATTCAATTTCTGCAATAGTTGAAAAGGAACTGCTTGAAAATCCTAGCGATAAAGTTCTTGGATATGTGACTCGCGAGCGTAAGTTTAGGTATACAGAGTCTGGGAAAGTTACGGAAGTCAATGAGCATTGGTCACTGGATATTCTTGAGGAGTTTCCTTATGTCGAACAGGATGGACCGTGGATTGTCTACACTTGCTCTCCCGAAGATGCACAAGTTGCCTTTCACAAGATCGGTGGTAATGAAGTTCTACATATTCATAACTGGGATACATGGTCTATAACCGGTAAGGAGTCCAACGTAGCAGTGGTCACTTCTTTTGAGATCTATTAAAATGGATTTGATTTGAACAACAGAAACAACTTTAACTACAATGGATCAAATCTTGAATGAATTCTCAGCTGAGGCTGATAATAACCTACAAATTAAAATGCAAAAGGAAAAATCACCAGAACATCGTAAAGAGATTGCATTTTGTGCACATAACATCTCTGAAGAAGACGCACGGAAGGATCTTCTTACAAATCAAGATGATCCGTTCCTCTTCCGGAAATGGCTTGAACTTCAATATGAAACAACTCCAATATATATCATGGAAGTAAAAGATGAGCAACATAAACAAAATCTAGTTGGTGATTATATTGGAATCAAAGTTATCAAACTGATAGGGTGTAAATGTGGGAACAACTCTTCATTTCGTATTGACCCTTTCAAGGAATGGCGATATGCTTCAGGACAGTACAATCTGAAGGCTCTCAAGGGCCCTTGCTCAGTATGGTCTGGACATATAGGGTATTGTTGGGAAGGGACAATGGGAGATAATCGCAACCTTGCTCATTAGTTTAATACGATTCAAAATGGATTTGATTTGATCAATCATATCTGGATCGTGTGCCAAAATGACAGACTGCCCTATTTGCTACGAAACTATTGATAAGACCACAGGTTGCTGTGTTCTAAGTTGTTCTCATTCCTTCCACATTAAATGTTTAACTAAATGGACTACAGATGCGTCCACTTGCCCCATGTGTCGTCATGCTTTGAGCGACATTGAACTCAATCGCCCAGATACACTCCCACTACGAGAAATTTATCATGCACAAGCTGTGTGGTTCCGTATTGCACCCTATACCTTTACTACTGAAGATCGAATCACACGAGTAATGAATGAAGCAGGTCTAACACGAGGTCGTGCAATACAAGAACTTCGATTCAGTGCCGGAAGTGTAGATGAAGCGATCCTTATGGCTCGTGATACTCATCCGTACGTTCCAAGCCCTCCACCACGAAATCCAATGGAACCCACAGATGAAATGGCAACTGCTTGGGCATTGGAACGTCTGTTTACAAACGGAACGATTGTAGGTGAGACCTATGTATACGGAAGTATGGAAGACACAAGACTTCGATCAAACGTATCACGATTCAGCGGACATGCGTGTAGTTTATGGATGCACGATGAGTTTAGAGACGTTGACGTCCGGGAACGATCTGATTCGCTCTAAAATGGAACTTTCACCTAACAAACAATTTTTAAGTATAGATGGAGCCTCCTTTCACGCGTGAGCGACTTTCCAACATCAAGGATGAGTTTGAGAAGCAGACTCGTGAAGAAGAAATGAAAGCAACGGTTAATGCTCTCAAGACATCAATACTCAGACTGGCTCTAGGTAATCACAGTTGCGGACAGGGTGTTAGATATCTTGAGAAAAACAAAGCCGTGATTACCTTTGAGCAAATACAGTATCAACGGTTGCCTAACCCGTATACAGGGCAACAAAATGGACACCGATCCGTTGACTTCCCCGAGATCTTCAGGCGTCTGCAAGTCATGTTTCCAGACAGTACATTTCAAATTGATCCGCTCAACACATACGCAATAATTGATTGGTCTTAATCGTCCAAAATGGATTTGATATGTCCAGGCAAGTGGATAGTAGCTATATAGTTGAGGAAGCGCCTCATAAAATGTCCGGAACATTCACGATAAGTCAGAACGATCTACAGGCGCTCTACAATGAATACAGAGCAGCAGGGGATTACAATACAGCAACACAGATTGGTCAGTATCTCAAAAAATCATACAAGACCGGTGTGTTCAAGATTACACGCATTGGACTGCTCAGGGAAGCAAAGTGGGCAAAGGAGAACGAACACGATGAATGGCACCGAATCGTAACCGGTTGGGCTGAAAAGGCGGTATAAAAGACAGAAACCTTCACACAACAAACATCAATTTTTCAATGTCTCGTCGTGGAGAATATTGGACTGAACCTGAAGAGATGAGAATGATCCAGCACTTGCAGAATGGGATGACTCTAAAGCAGGTAGCAGAAGAACTCAAACGAACCAAGACAGCTGTCAAGGCTCGTTTGTATCAATTTGCATATGAGTTGTGGAGGGAGGATATTACGATTGAGAATATTGCGATCGTGACGACCTTAGATGAGTGTCATGTTAGGTTGGCGATTGAATCAAAGACACGAAAATCTCTCGTCTAAAATGGATTCAACTTGGTAACTTAATTATTTTTCATATACAACATGTCATACGAAATTGCAATCTTTGAGTACTCAGACCTCTACTCCGGCGATGCGGATGTGTCTCCAGACAAGGTCATCTGTGAGTTTATTGAGTACTACATGCAGTACTTCGATCCACGCTATTATGAAGAAGAGGAGGTGATGTTTCAAAAGGGAAGAACCTGGCTGTCCTATACAGACAAGTCGGGTGGCGACAAGCCCATTACAATCATGCTCGTGGGTCTCATTACAGACAATCTTGTAATGGATCTCAAGGAGGCTGTGGCAAAGCTCTATATGAGAACCTGCTGGGAGTGCAAGAAGGAGTTCAAGCACAAGAAGTTTGCATTATGTGAGGTGTGTAGGAATAAGGAAGGCTATTAAGGATCCCCAGGGTCCTCTCCCCGATGCACAACCACAATCGGATCAGGAGCCTTGAACTTTCGTGGGCGACTACGACAGTAATACACACCTACAAATGAACATACAAACCCAGTTAAACTACCTAGTATAGGAATTGGATCCATTGCTTTTTCCATGGGCAAATGTGTAAGCGATAAAGATTACGCCAATCCAAGAAACTCACGTCCAAGTTTTGAGCCGACAAACACCAGCCCAGTCGCAACGAGCGCAATCGTTGAATGCCCGGGCATAGACTTAAAAAGGAGCACATGCAAAGCAATCAGAATCACAATACCCACCCAGAACATCACTACATAGGAATCCATTTATTACTTGACTACAAACAAACATGGCAGTCAAGTCTGAGGGATTGAAGTTCAAGTACTCGTTGTATTCCGCCCTTGCGTTTTTCCTTGTGGCAAATCCCGTCACCTTTCGCTTCGTGAACTCGTTGATTGCGGGTGTCGCAGTTAACGGGTGCCCTACTGCGTTTGGATTTGTCCTTCATACCTTGGTCTTTTTCGGTGTATTGTACGGTCTGATGAGCCTGCCACCTGATCAAGAGTAAAATGTAGTTTAAAGGATGATGATCTGAAGTAGTTAATGCCATTTTATAAGATATACCTCATCGAGCTAGAAGGCGGAAAATGGTATGTGTGGAAGCATCCGGACCAGTCTTATATACCAGTACCGTATGCCATGGCAGCCCTATACGTCCCTTGGAAAGGACTTGGTACGCCTGCATGGGTCGAGAAGTATCGTCCACTTGCAAGCAACCCGTTTCCAGGTGATCCCACATATGGTTCGGGAGACGATGAATCTATTGATAGACTTGTATGGAAGCTCATGCTCGAGAAGGGCGTGGACAATGTTCGAGGAGGGTCATTCCAAGCAATTGACTTAACAAAGGCGGACGCAATCCAACTGCTACGGAAGTGGAACCGAACTTATGAGCCACCATCTTCGTGTGAGATCGAGATTGAGTCGCTTGCACTACTCCGCAGGATAGCCGAGAAGCTGGACGTGTAAAACGGATTTTACGCAGGCTCTGACATTGACTTCACAATGAACATCTACATCGTAAAAGGAACTGACGAGAGGAGTGGTTACAGTGACTTCCTATTGTCAATCGTGGTGTCCTTTTTAGCTTGACCTCTGTAGACAATCCTACTGGTAGTTGAACCATACTTTTTGATGATATCTCCAATCTCCTTTGCATTATTGCAGTTGTAGTAGATTGCGATATAACAGACCAGTACCGCTTCTTCTTGGGGTGTAAGTCTCATTACTTACACACTTTGAATAAATTCCCAGTTCAGGTAGTCACAAATCTTCTTCCAAATCTGATCGTGGGCGATCAAGCGGTCCCGGGACTTCAACAGAGGAAAGAACACCTTGTACTCATCCAAATCCAGTAGCTCAAAGAACTTGTACAGGATGTACGAATACGACAGGAAGTTCGTGCGGTCGTTGGGGCAATACAGCAGAAACGGCGCTTGAATCTCCTGAAACATCGCACGAACCTTCTCCTCTATTTCAGGGGTGATGGTTGGGGGCGGATTTCCATTCAACCGACTCAGGATGTGAGCGCGATGCTCGTAGTATTTTGACCGTCCCAACTTCTTCAGGATCTGACGAATGTCTTCCTCTGACAAATCAGCAATATTATCAATGCGACGCTTCTTGATCTCAAGAATGACCTCATTCATAACCTCTTCGGGAATAATGGTGGATTCCTTCGCTTGGAATTGATTAAGGATCTCATTCAGATGATTAATCTTTTTGTAGGCGTAGTTGTTCCGTTCCTTTGGGGGATCACGGAACGATGGGAAGTCGCTCACAACCAACGCATACTCCTCCGACCCGCAACTCGGACACACAAGAATGCCTTCCGAACTGATCTCTTCCCGCGCAGTGTTGCACGCGACACAATGTTCCGTCAGCAACTGAGTGGCTTCAGGCCCGTTCGTGAGCTTCATACGAGTGACGTACTCGTCAAACATCTGCTTCTTCGATAATCCGGTATCCGTCATGGGCACATTTGCGACAAAGAATTTAAGGAACGTATTGGCATCTTTTGGGAGAGGAGCGGATGGAGTTGAAGTCGCATCCTGTTTTCCATAATAGTCAAGTAAGATATCCATGTTTTTCATGTAGTACTCTTCCACTGGATTGGACTGAGCAAGTTCCTGTTCTATCTCGCGAATCTGCGAATCCACGTGCGAACACCTCACAATATCTGTGATTTCATTCGAGGCACTTAGCGTTTCACGTTGACTTTGAAGTTCAGCGATCCGGGCTTTTAGTTCCTCTTGCTTAGCACCCGAATCCCGCAAACCCTGTACCTGTTCCTGGTGGACAGAGTCCAGCGTCCCCATTGACGACCCGCTCGTCCCCACGTCCCTGGTTTTCCGAATTCGGAACACGTCCATTTACAAACTCTTCAGTCTGCTTCCTGAAGATCGGATTTGTCAACATGCAAGGTCGCTGGCGTTTGAGTGCTACGAAGGTAGGTTCATACGGCATGTTGTAATGTGTCGTAATATAGGTCAGCGCCAAGAAGGCAGAGCGATTAATTCCACATTGGCAATGGACAAAGACAGTTCCCGATCCAGGAGCACGCAAAAACGCCGTCAAAGTCTCTTCAAACTTAGGATACCAATCCAAAATGTTAGAGTGGAGAGTATCGTGTGCACTCAAACATGCGTATCGGGTTGGAAATGCATTCTTAAACCAGGTTGGAGAATCCTCGGGAAATGCACAGTTAATGACATGGGTAATCCCATATTTACGTGAAAAACCCTGTGAGAGCATCTCGCCTGCTCCGACTAAGATGCGCGGGTAAAACCATGCAGGGGGTTGTTGTAAATAAATAGGTCGAAGGAACATTACTTCTTTAAGCCGACTTGTCTTTAACCGAATCTACTGCAATGCATCATGTTCATTAAGGTACATTTCCATTTTCTCTGGAGAAATATGACCTGCATCAAGGTACCTCAAAAGAGTTTTTAGGTCAAGTTTCGGCATTGGAGCTTCAACAACACCACCCGAATGTTCATAATGAATCTGCTGTAGACCGGACAATCGTTTGAAATAATGATTCACCCAATGAAATGCCATCTGATGTGGCTTGCCTCTTGCAAGAGCTCCATGATAGGAGATCCCCGTTCTCTTCACAAAATCTTCCTCGATCAACCGAGTGACAATGAACATTGAACGGCGAGGATCGGGTGTATCAAACACATCGTAATGATGATCGGAGGCAATCCTCTGAAACTCTCGGACCAGTTCTGGAAGAATCTTTTTTACAGCTTTGAAATTGTAAAAACCGTAATAAATGTCCTGACTTGAAAGATCGCAGTTCAGGACATCATAAATATATACGCTACAAGCGTTGCAGTTATGGGGTGTTGTCATATTATGTATTACCAGGAAGTCTCCTTGCGAAGCATACGATCCTGGATGCTCTCATCATCATCTGTAACAGGAAGCTCTGCAGACTGCTCTTCCTCGGGATTATTGATAACCTGTGGAACGAATTTTACCTGCATTGCAATGTGTGAATATCCAGTATATTCAATTGTGATCTTGACATGACCAACATGGTTCTCAAGGCGCCGAATCATTCCATAATCACTGACAAGCTTGTACTTATCAATATCATCAATCTCGGTATCATTCGTGGTTACATACCGAGGAATATTGGGAATATGAAGGACTGGTGGCTTACGATTGAAGAGAGCCTTTGCAAATGTCTTTACTGGACCGGCTGACTCGATATAACCGAGCAACTCGTTAAAGACTTGAGTACCCACGGTCCTATGATATTCATTTCCGCGCTCGATAGATCCCATGATGTACTTGCATTCGGAGTTGTTGATGAGAGGCATTTGTCTTACAGTTACAGGTTCGGTGTAGATCCATTTTAGCCGAGGAAGCTCAACAGGAACACGTTCAGCAGGTGGGATACGACAACTGCCGCCGCTCCCAGAACGCCAGCACCCTGCCACGACACAACGCCACCCGATGTGTACGCATTCGGGATGTAGCGGAGCAGGAGATCACGGGGAGCCGAAAGCGACAGGATCACCGTAGCCAGAAAGAATGAGATATACAGAGTGAGATTGGCCCACATTAGTCGCATCATGGGGAGCGACGGCTTAAAAGAAGGCGCCATTTGAGTACGCTGGATGTGGTCGGAACCGGACACACCGTGCATAGGAGGCAAAGACTGAGGGAGCTGGGGCGAGGGGAGTAGGGCGTCCAGGGAAGTTGAATCGTCCATTGTTTATGATGAAGACGGGATTTCACACGTTGCATCTTCCACGCGGTACTTGTAGCATTTTCCATCTACTTTAACAGTCTTATCTTCTACATCCTCCAACGGGACTCCAAGAATGCGATATGTGGCGTAGTTACGGTGAAACAGAAGTACGGAGATCCCAAGCCCGATGATAAAAGAGAAAAAGGGACCCGCACGTTCAAGTGATTTTGTGATGTCGAGCATTACTTCTTGTTGAGACTTGCGAGTAGGTTGAAGGAATCAGCTTCAGCTCCACAGGGGACTTCAATTGCATGGGTCCGAACACACCCTGTATCCGTATGGAACACGTCCTTGTCATGGGGAGATGGAACAGCAACCTGTTTACGCGTGGGAGGAACGATGATACATGCAATCAACATTCCCACGATGATCCCCGCTACAATCCACAGGAGATGGAACATTATACTAAGCAGGGACAACTTTCGCAGGCTTCATTTCCATGTACTTGAAATACGCAAGCGCTACTGGCGTTGTGATCAATCCCGAGTAGGGAACGAGAATAGCCAAGCCTGTCAAGACATATGCGAGGATCAGCTTATTCTGTAACACGAAGAGCCGATACGGTGCAACAATACTAAACACCCAAAGCAGGGTCATTATGATCGTAAGTGCGATCTTGCCAAACTGTGTCAAGATTTCCCATGTTCCACCCGAAAATGTATCAGGCATTTTGAAGGGAGCCACTGCGGGCTTTTCGCCCATCTTCACCTTCTGTCCATCCGGAATCGCAATGACCTTTTCCACTCCGTTTGCGTCAATGACTGTAAGGGTCAATCGGCGTCCAGTCACAATATTTGCAGACGACTGAGATTCCGCAACCTTTCGTTGCAAGGTGCTAGATTCAAGCTGATTCTTTTGGAAATCAATGCACTTCTGATCCTGTGCATTTCCACCACAGAGCTTAATGGCATCTTCATTAATCTTTGTCTTCTCAGAATCATCAATCGCAACGGTCTTGGATCCAGATAATAGGTCAACTGCCGGAACAAGGCTGTTATCGGCAACCATGTCTAGGTAGCCATCCTTTGCCTTTTCAATCATTGCATTGGTGATATCAGTTGTGGATTTTTCATCTCCCCACGTGGCACTCTTAATTGTGATGCTCATTATTAGTTAGCGAATACGAAATTCGCAAGACCGCTTACGACACGTAGGAAGTTAATTGACTCAACATACACGCCCAGGTTGTAGGTGTAGGCAAAGATAACACTGTCTCCATTTGTGTTGCGAACCACAGATACGATGCTATCCGGGGGATACAGTAGAAGTCCTGTCTTCGGATCTGTAAGCAGAAGCTGAGCAGCCGTGACAATCACGGGGTTAGGACTAAACACGGTCGACTTCAGGACGCACACCGTTGACTGAGATGCAACACCCTGGGCAGTAGGAAGAGGCTGTTGAAGACCCAGGCGCAGAATGACCTTGTTAAACATACTTCCGTTGATTGCTCCACTGGGCTGGTACAGGTCGTTGTTCAGTGCGAAGGAATACATGTAGACACCGGGTATCACAGGCGAATCCCCAGTGGTGTGCTTGTACATCTGAAGAAGCGAGAAGTACCCATTCGGCTTCACGGCAAACCGCTCCTTGCCATCCAGCAAGAGTTGACCCGTTACGATCGGATCACGAGGATAGACCGATGAGATCTGTTGCTGACCACTGGAATACATGAACGTCTGCGTTTCACTTGAATTCGTGATCGTTGAAAAGGCATCGTTTGCAGTTCCCGTTGATGTAAACGGAGCAACAGTTGGCTTGTCCCAGTTTGTGTAGTTATCCCAGTCATTGATCAGAATCTTATCTGATCGCTGTGTGGACCAAACAATACGAGTGACCAAATTGAAAAAGGGAATTTCAATATCTGAGTTACCACCATACTGGCCAGGATTGTTGACAAACGTAACTGTCTTCACCAAGAAGGTCTGATCAGCAGTTGCAAGTTGCGCCATCTCCATCTCAGTCAGGTAGATGAAATTGCCCTCCAGATACGGATCTGGGAAGAACGTTGTCAGTGCAGGATTACTCAAGGCACCCGTTGCAAGGGGCGGTGACAGGAACCGCCCAATACCATCGTTGGATCGGATGCGTGTTCCATAGGTCGTGCCCCTGTTTGCAGGATTCACATCAATCACGGTATACAATTGGTTCAGAGGGCGAAACGTAACGTTGATATAGACATCTGAGTTTTGCATAGACACGAGAGGGAGAGCCATTCCGGGGTTCTCTGCAAACCAGAAATGGAGAGGGATGAACAGCTGGCGCGATCGGATAGACGGTTCAGGAACCTTTGTGTTCGGGATTCCTCCAGGCTGATTAATAGGAGCCACTGCGTGGGGGTACTGTCCAAGGCGGCCATACGCATTAGCCGGGTCCTTCAGCTCGGGAATATTGCCAACCATCTGGTCCACAATCGCACGCTTGTTCGGGTCGTGAGTCAGATACGAGTAAAACTTGAGCCACTCACCTGTGAGCCTCTGAAGAACTACACCGTTGGCGGTCACTTCAACGTGATCGATCAGGTTGTACCCGATGTTATCAATCCACTTGAACTCGTAGCCAATTGCAGTGGAGCGCTGATCATATCCGCTCGGTGGAAGAACGTTATAGCCAAGATACGAGAGGGGCGACCAAATATCAGGAAGGGTCAATACAAGATACGTGTCGTGAAGTAGCTGAGCATACCGGTCAATACGACACGAGATAGTCCTCGTTGTCGTCGGCGAAAACTCAAGATTTGAGCTCGTAAAGGTCATTCGGATTGACTCCATGGCGAAATTCGTATGGCGCCGATAAACAGCGCGGAAATGCGTCATGGAGGGGCTTCCATGGACAAGTTCGTTTTGTGCCCCCACAGCAACCAGTTGGAGGAGTGCACCCGGCATTATTAGTATCTAGGAAGAAGGGTTTAGACCAGATATGTCGTAGTGGCTGTATTTGTTGGAACACAGCATGTAGATGTGAATGTTGTTCCTAGGGTTGCCGGATAGTATGCGTTGATTCCCATACCACCAACAAACCGAGTGTACCGTTGCGACTTATTTCCAATCACAGCAATGTACTGGGTATTGCTCCGGCGCTTCTGCGGAGGCGGAGCAACCGCAAGAGACGCAGCGATGATCTGTCGCTTCTTCTGGGTTACATAGTCTTGTACGTTATTCACTTGCATTTGTGATTTACGGAGGAAAAAGAGTATGACAGTAAATGAGGTTCGTTCTCGTTAGCACTCACGTGGATCAGACAACGGGGTATTCAAAGGTGGTTATTAACCTTCTCAGGCAACTGAGCACTCTGGCTCCGAAGGTGAAGACCTATCACTTCGGATTTCAGCGCCATCCTACCCGAGGAAATCTTCGTAAGGTTCCCGATGGAGTTGTTGCATATGATGCGGCTGCCAACGAGGATCCAAAGGAGGAGGGATTTGGATTCAACAAGATTCACGAGTATCTGGAGATGGTCAATCCCGATGTCGTCATGATCTATAACGATCCGTTGATCATCCACCGGTTCATTGAGGCGATGAAGTTCAAGAAGGGGGAGTCTCCCTACAAGCTTTGGCTCTATGTAGATCAGGTGTACGAGGGAATTGCACCACCTCTGATTGAGACGATGAAGAACAATGCCGATCGTATCTACTGCTTCACAAAGTACTGGGCAGATGTCTTTTCCAAGTACGGAACGTTCCCGGATGTTCGCGTTCTCGAGAATGCAGTCGATACATCCTTCTTTTCAAAGCTCCCGGTGTCGGCTCGTACAACAATCCGAGCGTCAATGAATCTCACACCCGATGCCATCCTTATGGTCAATGCAAATCGCAATACCCAGCGTAAGCGCCATGATCTTGCCATCATGGGTTTTGTTGAGCTCCTCCGTCGTGATCCCAAGAAGCCTTACCATATGATGGTGGTCACGGGTCTGAACGGTCAGCAGGGCGCATATTACGATGTGAGCCGTATCTATCAGACCGAGCTTGTTCGTCAGGGTCTGGATCCCAATGAGCTTTCCAAGCGCCTCATGATGGTGGATACGTCGGCAAAGCCTGTTCCAGATGCCTCGATTAATGAGATCTACAACGCAGCCGACATTGGTATCAATGTGTCCGACGGCGAGGGATTTGGTCTCTGTCAGATTGAGCATCTCTACACGGGTGCCCCTCAGATCGTCACGGATATTGGAACCTATCGTGCATTTATGGACGAGAGTGTGTGCACGTTCATTCCTCCAGAGGATCGCACGTATTTCTCAGGAACAATGCCACTGGGTCTTTGGGCGCCTACATTTGACTACAAGAAGACTGCAGATGCAATGGCGTCTGCGATCAAGACTCTTCCCGAGAAGAAGGCAGTAGCTGCATCCTTTGAGTTTAAGACCTGGGAGGATGTGTGTGCGAGTTGGCTGGAGGATGTTAGAGCAGAAACCGGATCGAAGTAGGGCTGACCAGTTCACCCATTCGCAATAAGCGCTGTTTATCATCCCACGCGGGTCCATCAAAAATCTCCTTGGAATCGGGGTCCAGGATCAGCGACATTCCTTTCACCAGAACCTTCTGAAGACGCCGATGTTTCCGTGATGTATTGCGAAGCACGGTCTCATCCAACTCTTCATTTTTAATGTTTGGCTTGAATGCCAGATCCTCGCCTGTGGTTGTGCTGTCAAATCGCATGCATGACACAACCGGTCTCTCCTTGGAGTGGAGCTTCCGGTGGATCTCGCAATCAATCGCTGACTCCTTTAATAACAATGCAATCCGCTGACTAATGCGTTCCTTTTCGAAAGCCGTTTCGTAAAGGTATTCATCCGTGGACATGAACGTTTCCACCGGATCTCCCTCGTATCGCTTTGTGACCATGTCATTACGACGAATGGGCGTGATGTTGGGACCCTCTTGCGTCTTCTTTTGAGCATCAGAAAAGACGGAGATATAGAAACTCACCTTGACTGTGCGATCCTCCATGGGCAATGTGGCGTGAGAGCAAATACGGATTGCACGACCAATCACCTGGTCATGGCGGGCAGGTGTCCAGTGGGGCTCAACGATATGAACGTGGCGCACATTCGCCAATGTAATACCTTCAGCACCCGATGCAGATGCCATGAGCAGTTGGAGGATCTTCTTGGGACGTTTGGCAACACTTTCCTTCAGTGAAGCAGGAAAGTTCTTGGAATAGACGCCGTTGAAGATCTGACGGGTCAAATCACGCTCTTCCTCATTCTCCTCACCAGTGTAGAACGTATATGCAGGACGGTCGTCCAGCATGTTGGGATCCTCCACCCATTGATTGGCTTGCTTGATGATCTTGTATTGTTGCCATCCTGCCGTATCCAAAATTGCTGACAAGATTCCAAGTCCTTCCAGTGCGCGATACTGAGAATAGACAAACTGATTGTTTCCCAGGGACTTCTTGATGTTCTTCAGGATTGCCAACATCTTAGGACTGAATGCCTCCAACGCCTTCTCAGACAGGTACTTAGCAGGATTGGACTTGATGCGCTTTAGGACCTCATCGTTGTCCGGAGCCTTGTCCTCCGAAACACCTTCTGCATTGACTTCAGCCACACGCAGATCCGGTGGTGTTGCGTAGTCGCACACAAGACGCGTTGGAACACGAAATGTACTGAGGTTCTCATTCAGCTTCGAACGACCGCGCCGAGAATCAATCTTCATCTCAATCCATCGGACCTCCAGGTAACGAGTGAACTGTTCTGTGGACATCTCTACCTTTTCCAGCGTGTGCTCCATGTCAATACGGCGTGGAAGGAGGCGCTCATCGGCACCCTTGAAATAGGAGACCAATCCCTGGATACGACGGCGAAACATCATTGGGTTCTTGATGTTCAGGCCATCTAGAAACAGGTTGGAAAACTCCTCATAATCCGTCGGTAAGCAAGTGAGTTGTTCCGTGGTCACGCGTTCAGAGGAGATTTCACCACCTCCAACATCAATCTCAATCTTGTTCTTAATAGATGCAACCCAATCGGCTGCCTGAGGAATATACGGGAGGTCCTTCATATACTGCACAGCTACACGGTCACCATCGCCATTGTAGGTTGAGCGGAACTGAGGTGGGTTCCGAGTGATCATCACCTGCTTCTTCAGGGCACTAAACTCAATTGTATCCACCTCCGGGATTGCACGAAACGCCTTAGTAATCCGCTCCTCATCCCAGGTCGGAATCGTCTTGAATGGCAATGTGATTCGCTCAATGGGTCCGCGCAGAAGGTTCATCATATATGCAATTTCATTCGGCGAGTTGATGACTGGTGTGCCAGAAAGGGCAACCACCTTGCACCGTTTTGCATTGTAGATTGCATCATACAGCTTTCCGGTAATTTCAGACTCATTGATCACGCGAGAGATCAAGTTGTGGGCTTCATCAATAATTACCACAGAATCATCGTACATACCCTCTTTCGTGTACTCGGGAATATTGGTCCTGGTTAGACCGTTATAACGCACAAAGGTAAACCGTTGCTCGAGCAGGTCGCTGATCTGCTCGCGAATGGCCTTCTTGTCTTGAGTCGAAAGACTCTCAAAGTTGGGCTCATTTCCAGAGGTTGTCGTGTAGATACGGTTGTTCTTGTCCATGAACTTGTCGGAAATACCGAGCTTCTTTCCCTCAGCCCTGACCTCATCAGACATTGGCTTGACCGTCCAGAAGTTCTCTACGACATAGATCGGGTCACCGCACTTCTGCAACTCCTCCTTGTAGTTCTTTTCAAGAGAAGCCGGAACCATCACAAACACCTTGCTCGTAGTCAGTAGAGACTCAGCAACTGCAATCGATGAACATGTCTTACCCGATCCCAGACCATGGTAGACGAGAATGCCTCGATAAGGGGTCTCAATCTTCAGGTAATCACGAATGATTTTTTGATACGGAAACAACTCGCGTCCTGTTCCCGATCGTTGTGTGCACAGATCAATATTCTTATCCTCTTCATCCAATGGATCCTTGTCCTTTGCTCGGTAGTCGGATTTAATAAACATTCGGGTAATTGCATCGGAGAACGCCTTCCGGTTTGGAAGCACGTAGGTTGGTGCTGCCCTCATTGTGTTTGGTGCCGAACTTTTTACACAGGTATTACAATGGATTTAACCCGACGAAACCATCGGATGTGGATGGTCACCATCTATCTCTTCTTAATGGCTACATTTCTCTATCTCAAGCCGTCCGTAGCCTTTGGGCGTGACGGAAGGATTCGGCCGTTTGGCGTGACTGATCGGGAAGCAACTGTCTTCCCCGTTTGGTTCTGGGTGTTTGGGATGAGCGTGGTCGCTTATTGTATTACGGTCTATCTTGCAGGATTCCGCTTCACCTCCTAAGATAGTTATAGTAAGAAGCCAAGGTAGGAAGATATGTATGTGCTCCAGGAAACCGATAATTTACATCGGCAATAAAAAATCCATCGGCACGATAATCATTTTCAATGAATGACCCACACATGTGGCGAGGAACCACATACTGAGCGCTGTCAATCTTCGTGACTGCGGGAACATTGCCCTTGAATGTACCACCTGGAACATCAACAAATTCATCCCAGCGCTGTTGGTCAAAGGTGTAGAAATGCTCTTCATCTTTCATCAATGGGAGGATTTTCCAGAACCCCGGATGCATAACCGTATCATCATCTAAAAAGTAGATGAATCCCTCAACTACCTGATTCATCCCCGCATTGCGCTGAGCATGTCCAGCACAGCCCCCCGGAGGAGTTGGGTGGCCAATTTCGGTGATGTTTGGGTGGTTATAACGAGATGTAAACGGGCCATTTTTAGTGTCATACACAATCAACCACTTTACCCGATCCAGATCAAGTGACTCTTCAAGAATCTTAAGATTCTCTGGCCGTCCACATGGCGTGATAATTGTAAGCATTGCATTCTTTTGACGGTTTCCCTTTATACGGTTTCAAATGTTTCTACAATGGATCTGAGATCGTCCATCATTTCCTTACGCTGAACATGGTGAGGGCGAATATGGTTCTCACACTCGACCCATGACTTCCATTCAATACCAGAAATCTCACGGCGTTGCATGGGTGTGAATCTTTGCGATAGGTTCAAGAGTTCAGGTTTTTGCAAGAGGGCGATAAAGTAGATGTGTTTGTATCGGACACCGTTCAGTCCAATGAACGTTTCCTCAATTCGGATGTTCTTTAACACAATGAAGGAGTCTCGGGGAATATTCGTCTCCTCACCAAACTCGCGCAGAGCACAATCAACATCTGACTCGCCTCGAATCCGACGTCCCTTAGGAAATCCCCATTCCGGTTCCTCATAGGGAGATGGATTTTTAGCTACAATATCAGCAACCTTCAGTTGAGCAAACTTCTGTTGTGCGCTTGCAAAATCAGAGGATAGATGTTCGTCTCCCCAGACGCTCCTCCACACGGTTTCAAATGATTCAGTTGTGATTGCTTTTTGTTCCTTCACAGTCATGTTTCCAATGAGACGGTCTACGTATTCATTGTTGTCAGGATCATACTTTCCTCGCATAAACTCAGCAAAACTCATACTGTCCTTCCGACGTATCATGAGAAGCCGGGCTGTTTCGGGAAGTATTGGGAGACTTGAGCTGTCAAGGAGCACGATTCCGCATGATAATACAGGGTCTGTGCACATGCGAAATAGATGACCTTTTCCACCGCAATTATTGCAGTACATTGCTATCGGTGTTCTTACTGGAGGACCTATCCGTTTTTCCATTGTGTCTTTACACAACTTCCTTTGTAAGCGATAAACAAATGGGACTCTTCTCGTCAAAACCTACAACTACTCCATTCTACGGTCCGGCGCCGGGTCCATCTATGTTTATACCCACACCTACACCTGCTCCGACCTTTAATGGAATGAGCGTGGTGTCGAAGGCTCTCGTTGTTATCCTGGGACTCCTGCTTCTCTTCTTCGCAGGACTGATTGCATATAATGCAATTGCAGCAGCGAACGGCAAATCTGTATCCACTATCATGGGACCTGCTGTTGTTCCAGATCAGGCTCCGACACCTCTAGACGGTAAAAAATCAACTAAGATTCCGGCAGCAAATGCTCCGTTGTCGTCGGGGTCTGATAATGGTGTGCAGTTCTGGATGTTCATCAAGGACTGGGATTACAACTTTGGAAAGGAAAAGGGTGTGTTGGTGCGGACGGACTCTGCAAATCAAGCGACGGCAAATCCCAAGATCACCCTCCACCCCACAGACAATAGTCTCCAGGTGAGTGTATCCATCTTTGCAAATTCGTCCAATCGGGCAGGTCGTTCGAATCCGTCGGGATCAAACGATACCAATGCAAC